GTCGCAGCGTCTAGGACGTTGAATACCAACTGGTCATAGGTTTCAGCCGCCTGCAAGCCGAGGCGCTGGATCGTCTGTTCGACGAGCGGGTGGCGAGCAGTAATCTCAGCCAGATCGCTGATACGGACAACCTGCCCGTACTGCTCGATGGTGGCTTCGACTTGGTTGATCGTGATTCCGACCGCATCCGGTGGAATGCCTTCGATCAACTGGGTTGTGCTCACCGTGAATTTCTCTTCACGTGTGAAGCGGATGGTTTTGGAACTGTTGTTCGGCAGTGGAGCCTTGACACCAAATTGGTCAAGAACCAAATTGAACTCAGCCACATTCAGCATAGTCGCTGACATGTAGGTGATTAATTCGGCTGCGATGGAGCCAGCGTTACCCGCTGTTCCGCTGGTAACAGTGACTACATCAGCACCAAAACCGAAGAGAGCGAATACTGCGTTAAGCAGTGTGAATAGTTTGTTCATAATCTCCTCGATAAGTTAGGCTCCGTTGCATAGACTTAGATTTTCACGTCAGCCACGCCCTTGGCCAACAGATCCGCAATCATTTGATCGCGGCCCGCTTTGCTTCCAAAAGAAGCCGGAGCGGACGGTTGGGGAGGGGCAAGCATCGATGAACTCATTGTGGGTCTTGCGACCGGAGCAGGTTGTGGAGGCGCGATTGGCGCAGCCTGCACGGGGGCAGCGGGCTTCATGCCTTTGGAGACAAGAAGGGCAATCCGATACAACTCACTCAGTCCTGAAGCCGCATTGAGATCCGTTTCCGAATACTCGATGGCTTGCTTCAATTTTGGGAGGCTGTCAAGAGTCTGTTTCCATGCCGCAGAGCGTTGAAACTCTACGAACTCGGGGGCTTCCTGACTGACCTCTCGCACGGCTCGTTGACGGGCCACATCGGCAAGTAGCGGAGCAATCGGCGCGAAGTTTTGGTTCGTGACCTCTTCGTTGTATTCTCGGAGGGCCGTTGCATAGGCTTTCTTGTCGCGACTGGCGACCGCAGTAGACAGGGCATCAAAGAGTTTGTCTTCGTTGCCAATATACTTGAAACCGGGTTGGGCAGCCTGTACTTGTGGCGCAGGTAGCTTCTGGAGAGTGTTTGGATCGACTCCTTGCTCTTGCAAGTAAGCACGATACCGTTCAACCAAGTCATCTTTGTGACGGATGCCATTGATTGCATCCTCGGCTGTCTTGTATACGATCTTTCCGTCTTCCGACTTCAGAACATATTCAGGTGCTTGTGGCACTGCCGGGGGATTGCTCGCGACGGGAGCTTGTGGCCCACCGATATTATTTGTTTCGACGGCGAACAGATCGTCGAAGCTGATGTCAGCGCCCGGTGCGTTATCGAGTGAAACTTTACCATCGACAACGGCGGGGGTGTTACCATTGTTGTTCATTTGGTTCCTTGTGGGAAATTTAGGCTTGTGGCCTAGTTAGCTCCAACCACTTCAAGGTTATGAGCAATCTTGTTGAATTCATCAATCTCTTGGGGCGTGGCCGACTGCGGGGTGGCACGAGGTGCCTTGGTCACGGCGTTGATCTCACCCTCCAACCAACTCAGCCAGAAGATGCCTGCCTGCGCATAGCGCATGTTCTTCTCATCGGCCTCGTTGTTGAGGTGGTTCTGAACGCGAGCTCGCTGATATCGGAGCTTTGTCAATAAATATTGGAAGGCTGGGTTGTGTTGGAGAGTCTTAAGACTTTCTCGCAACTCGGGGGACATGGGTTCCAACCTGCTGCCCTTGTCCACTTCAATGACTTTTACTTCTGGTTTGAACCAATTCATTTGTGTCTGCCTCTGTTAACCCGTTTTATGGCGAGAGCTAGTCGGATTCCATCCCATCGGGAATGCCCATGCCGTCGTCTGCATCGGTCTCTTCCCCACCTAGGCCATTGACACCCATTGACTGGGCGAGGCTTCGGATATGGGTGGTGAGCCCGGCACCCGGGAAGGGGCCTTGGGGATTCACTGTGCGGGGACGGCCTTCGGCTGACTTGGTCGTTTGGGGCTTAGACTGGGCCTGAACTGCCTGACCTTCAACATCCATCGCCTTCTCAAGCATCAGTTGCTTAAGCATCTGCTGCTGTTGCTGCATCTGCATCATCTGCACCTGCGGCGGGGTATTCAGCATCTTGTCAATGTTGCGAAGCTCGAACGCCTTATAGAGTTCCGCGAGGGTCCCATAGGCATTAATGTAGGGCATGAACACCTCGGACTGAGCCGCCATGCCCACGAGGGCCATAAGATTTCTCTGGCGCAACATGCGGTTGGAGGCGTAGTTCGCGGCAATCAAATCAAAGTCCAGCGTGCCAATCAGTTCCTCAGGAGAGACCGTCATCCACTTCTTGATCGCGGGGGCTTCCCCGGTGATCTGGATCTCAATTGGATCGGTCATATACTGCTGAACCATGCTGGCACTCATGGCCAGCAACGGCTGTAGAATGTCAACCTCAAGGTTCCTGATGAACATCTTGAACCGGAAGTTGGACTCCTGCATCACAGAGTTGATGCCTGTGGCAGTCTTGTTGTTCGTCGGGGATCCGACACCCTTCGAGTAGAAGTCTGAGACTCCCGAGGTCATTTCGATCATGCCACGGTAGAGCTCGATAATTTCGTAGTCGCCTGCGTTCGGAGTAAAGAACGGCAGGTCTTGAATCACGTCTGAAGGATTGCCGGAGACGCCCACTTTGCCGCCCGGGACGTTGAAGTTGTTCAGGGCGTCGTGGTCGATGTCGGCATTGACATCATAGGCATATCTACGGTTGATCCCAAGGTTCCAATTGTCTTGAACCATGCAGACCATCTTGTTGAGACTCTCAGTGAGGTCCGAGATAATCTCAATGGCGCCGATGCCAAAGGTCTCATTGGGAAGTTTGATGAAGCTGGTGTGGAGGATCGCGTTCCGTTTGTGCATGAACGGATTCTCGCCATGATAAAGCAGGATCGGGGCCCCGCCATACATCTTGCGTTTGTAAGCTGAGTAGCTTGCGCTTCGCAAGGAGGCGCGGGTGTCTTTCCACTTCAGAGCATCAGTATCATCGCCAAAAGTGATTGTAGTTTGCGTCTGATCGTATTCGTTCCACACTTCAGCCAGACGAATAACAAGATCATCGGGATTGTCTGGATGAGTGGTAGCAGCGCTGGCCTTCCTGACTAGCATGTCGAACGCTTCAGGAATGTAAAGGGGTTGCTTGCCTGCGTCCATCTGCGAGGCTTGCAAGGAGATTTGTTGTTCGCGTTTCATCTGGCCGAGGGTTCGCTCGGTAAGATGGGCCACGATGCCCCCATCGGGATCGATCAACAGATCATAAATATCAATCGGAGAGAGTTTCGGCCTGTGGCGAGGCACTGGCTTTCGGTTGGGACGATAGCCTTGGATGATGGGCTGAAGGGTGGGCTGCCCGGTATTGACATCGATCACAGGCTGGATGGCTGGTTGCCCGGTGGTCGGGTCGATCATGTAGATCGGCTCGGAATAGGTTACGTAGTCATAGTCCCAATCCCAGTCGACCTTGATTGCCCCGTGGCCATAGATGGCGATGTTTCTCACTAGGGTCTCAAAGGCCGGGATGATGCCCGCTCGGTGGAGGATATAAGTTAATACGTTCTCCATCTTTTCAGCGGCATCGTCATCGGTGTGGGTGCGTCCCCGCGCCTCAAACCAGTCCTCGTAGGAGAAGAAGGCGTCGAGGATTCTCGATACGATTGTCTCCACGTTGGACAGTGGATAGGGAACAAAGGTGTTGGCCCGGGGCGTGACGTTGTCGGGAAACAGCTTTTGGTCACGCTGGCCAAGATACTGCCGATAGAAATAAAAGCGTCGCTGGTCATACTGGCGACGGAAGAACAGCATTCGCCTCAGGTGGGCGATGGTGCCGTTCGTCACCTCCGGTAGGAGAGTGTCGCCAGTTGTGACCGATTGACTTTGACTAAAGTTTGACAAGAGAGATTTGCCTTCTTCTCACCCTAAAAACGGGTTATTGTACGTTTACGATGACTGACGGAGACGTGAGCGAGGTAGCCGGAACCGCGATCGTTGGTGAACTCGGTGCCGCTGTTAAGGTCAGCGGTCCGCTCTTTCCGTTCAAGGAATTCACCAGTGAAGGGCGATTCAGCAACGCTGTATAGTCCAACTTCAGATCAGCGGTCAGGAGGGCGCCCGTGAGGGGCACGCCATTGATGCTGGCCGGGGTTGCCTGTGCAATGTCCACTCTTACCGGAGCCGCATCCGTTGATAGCTGACGCCAAATTCCATCGGAGGCAAAGCAAAATCCGGGGCCTCGTCCGTCAAGTTGGGGGGTCTGGGCTAGGCTACACTTGGTGTGATCCAAGCTGACACCAATTGTGGGAGCTGTTGCGGACTGCTGCGCGAGGGCGCTGCTGGCCAAAAACAACACGAATATCGTTGCGAGTTTTTTCATTGAACCTTTACACTTCCTGAGATGATATAGTTACCGCGTACTCCAACCGCGTTAGCGGGAGAAGTTCCAGAGCCAGTTAACGGTGCTCCGTGGGGACTGCCGGGAGCATCGCTGGTGACGACCAACGAAGCCGTTTTTGCGCCCGGAGTTGTGGGGGCAAACGTGACGGTTATACTGCAATTTGCGCCTGCGGCAAGAGTTGCACCGCAAGTTGTGGTCCTGCTAAATTCCGAGGCATTAGTCCCGGTAAAAGCGATTGACGAGATGTTCAAGGTGGCAGTGCCAATGTTGAACAACGTGAACCCGAAGGGAGAGCTGTTGCCGATGATTACCCCACCAAAGTCCTTCGAAGACGGACTCAATGAGACCGCAGGCTGAACGCCTGTTCCACTGAGACTGCTTGTGTGAGGAGAACCCGATGCAGAATCCGTTACGGTGAACGTTCCACTACGGGCGCCTAACACCGAGGGGGTGAATGTCACATTGACTGTACAACTCGCAGAGGCTACCAGCGTGGCTGGCAGCGTTCCGCAAGTGTTACTCTGGATCGCGAAATCACTATTCACGGTGATTGCCGTGACGCTCATGCTAGTCGAACCCACGTTGGCGATGGTGATAACCTGAGCAGAGCTCGTGGTGCTAAGAAGCTGATTGCCAAAATCCACCGAGGCCGGAGTGACTTGTGCAATGGGTGCACCCCCGCTAGGATCGTTTTGGAATACGTTCGCATCGAACTGCTTAACGCCGCTTCCAATGACTCCATCCGCAGGTAGAGAGTTGTAAGCAATCTGTGCCGGGATATTGTAGACGTGGCCGTTGGCAATTGGTCCGCCAGTGACATCTGGGCCAATCGGGGGCATCGGAGTCGTAGTGTACGAAGCGCAAGCAGTGGGGAATGTAGTCCAGCTGGCGCAAGTCTTCCACCAGCTTAATCCGGTACCACCATTGGCGTGTACGCCCATGCCATTGATAAAGAACGAAGCGGGAAGATTGTGGCTTGCCGGGAGAGAGTTTTGATAGGGGGTAGAGTTGGCTCCATAGCTGGACAGATTTGTCGGGACTTCGGAGTTGATGAACGCACCCGTGGAGACGTTGCAAGC